GCCAAGATGCTAGTTCGTTCCGTGATAAAAGGTCTTTCATAATAATCTCCGTATCACTGTATTATATAGTCTACTTTGTGTTAGTTTACTAACATTTGTATATTTGTAATCTAACTACACTTTTCTATATTTTTTTCCATCTTTTGAGTGCTGCCTGTCTTATTTTTTCTTTTGTTTCATCACTATGTTTTATACCCTCTCTATTATTACCTCTTTTTTTAGCGGCGATACTCATATTCATTTTTGCTTCTATAGAATGTCTCGTACCTCTAACACCATTAGATATATTCTTCTTATGCTCATCTGTTAATTTTCTTCCTGTCATTGCAATTCTCTGTTTCTCATTTGTTTCTGGGTTTCGTTTCTTACCAGTTAATGCTTTACTTATTTTATCGCAAGTTTCTTTTGACGCTTTCCACCCACTTTTTCCATCACCACCCTCTGTAAGGTTTCTCAATATACCAGTATTATTATCCTTACGCCCAAATACACTTATCATATAGATTTCATGTTTGAGCGCATCTTCTTCACTGATATTATCTTTCAGTATAAGTATTCTTTCTTTTGGTGGAATGGGTACATGATGACTTTTATGTAAGTGTCTTCCAGATCCACACTTACCCTTTCCAATATAGTATGGTGTTGTATCTTCTCTTAAGTATGCATAAGTATAATAGTTTCTCATTACCTCTTCCAACTACTATACTATATATAATTATTCGATACTACTAAATCCCTTAATCTTGCGAAATCGAATGACTTGATCAAAATTATCTTCAATACCATCCTTATGGGAAATGACAAATACATTTGTATTTGGTTGTCGGTATCTAATAATCTTCATGAAGTCATCTGACCCACTTCCATCCAGACTACTATCACAAACCTCGTCCAGAATCATCAGGTTAGTATTGACAGAGTTTTTGACTCTAGATATTTCTCTCCAGGTAAAAAGTAGAGACAAGTCGATTCTCATCTTCTCACCTTCACTGAAGGATGCGTAGGAGAAATCTTCATGAATCGGAGATTCAATCGTCTCGGTAAATTCACTATCCAATGAAAAATTAATGTAGAAGTCCATCATCTGAAGGTAATTATTTACCTGTTGATTGATGAGTGGAAGATACTTTTTAATAATTTTTGCCTTGACTCCACCATCTTTAAGAAGACTGTATACGAAATCATGGTAGGAAATATTCTCTTTCCTTTTGGTAAGTTCATCATATGTTTGATCAAGGGTACTTCTTAAGGTTTCTAACTTTTCATGTTCAGTATTTCTGTTCTGGATCTGACTGGTAACAGTTTGAATTTCTGATTCCAGTCCCCTAACCTGTTTCTGTAAGCTAGAGATCTGTACATTGAAAGAAGAAATTTCATTAAGTACTTTTGTTGTTTCCTTGGTAAGTTGATTGAATTGTGATTCCCTCAACTCTTCGTCTTTAATTGCCTCTTGGAGTTTTTCATACCCCTCACGCAACTCTTCTGCTTTACTTTGGGAATCACTAATTCTATTTACACGAAAAGACTCCTCAATGTCTTGGTCACAGGTAGGACAAACCGTATTCTCGGTAAAAAATTTATGTTCTTTAACAATAGTTTGTATACGTTGTGACAGTTTACCTTTCACACTACCAAACTCACGAAGTCTTTGTTGGACTCCTTCAAATTTTTCTAAAGATTTATTTAGTTCGGTAAGTTTATCTTCTTCGACTAGACTTTTTTGGAATAGAGTTTCAATTTCAGTATTGATAGAGTCAATACTATTAGTCTTGGCCGTAATGTCTTCCTTACTTTGACTCTCAAGTTTCTCGATAAAGTCTTTTTGCATATCCACTTTATCTTGAATAGATTCTTTCTTCAATTGTAGAGTCTTTGTCTCTTCACGAATAATACGAATCTTAGATTTGATTAGATCATTCATTGACGAGAAGATTTTAATGTCCAAAAGATCTTCTACAACTTCTCTACGACTAGATGCGGGTAGTTGCATAAAGGGAACAAAGGTAGAAGAACCCAGAATCACAATCTGTGTGAAACTCTTGTAGTTCATCTTGAGAACATTTTGTTCCAACCACTTCTGTTGATCAATTGCAGAATGTGATTGGTCTAACTCTTCACCATTACGAGTAATCTTAAAGATGTTTGGTTTGATACCACGTTGAATCTTCCACTCCACACTGTTGACATCAAACTCGATATCAACCAAACAACTCTTCTCATTTGTAGAGTTAATAAGTTGTGCCTTGTTGATCTTACGGAATGACTTCCCATACAGGACGAATGTCAATGCATCAAGAATAGTTGACTTACCCGCACCATTGGCACCAATGATTAGGGTAGTTGCAGTCCCGTCAAGAATAACTTCGGTTGGTTGATTACCGGTGCTCAAAAAATTGGCCCAGGAAATTTTCTTAAAGGTTATCATATTCTTCGTCAGGTGGAATTACAATGTCATTGGGGGTGATCACAGTATAACGATGATCGTGCATTTCACAAGTTTTTATCATCACTTCATCATCTACTTCTAACACAGTCATCTCAGGATAACCAAGTTCTTCTAATTGCATAGAGTATCTTGTGGCGTCATCCTCTTCCATGAAAATATAAAGAACTTGTTCTCCATCTTCATCGATAACAGAATATGCTCCTTCCTTCTCTTTACCTACGACTGTGATAATATGCATCAAATAACCTCACACGCTTCCTGATATATTTCTTTAATCAGTGATTGAATTAGTGGTTTATTTAACTCAGTTTCAGACTCGTCAATATACCGACTTAAAATAGACATGGTATCTTCCGACTCTTCTGTTTCAAACTCTTCACTCTCAACGAGTTGAAAGTTTTCTACAATCTTAAGGTCTGCAACACCAGTTGCATAAAGTTTGTCAATAAACTTTTCAAACTTCTTGATGTCACTTTTCGTTCTTACGATGACCTTGACAATCTTATTCTCATACTCTGTAGTATTGAATGTTTGATGGTCAGTATCTTCGTAATAGATGTTATAGAACAATCTGTAAGGATTGTTGACTGGAGTATGTTCTAGAGATTCTGTATCAAAAATAGTGAAACCTCTGGCATCTTTGACATCACTCCAGAACATTTCATAGGGATTACCGAGATAATAAACGGTCCCATTGTCGGATCTAGTGTGATAATGTCCCGAGAATACTTTTTTGAACTTATCAAAGGATCTACTGTCGTGACCGTGGTCCATGACGATTTGGTTATTGACTTTGAACCCATTGAGTTCAAGGTGTCCCATCGCGACTGGACACTTGGTCTTACTGATGATCTTGTTTGTTTCTTTTTGGTTATCTTCATTGATCCAAGGAATGAAGAGAGTTTTGAGATTACCCAAAGACACCTCTGTAGGAGAAGAATAAACCTCAACATTATCATATTCTTTCAGTAGAAGGTCTACTGCATTAACTTCATTTGTGTTCTTGTAGTATGCATCATGATTACCAACCATAAGATGCATCTTGATACCACGTTCCTTAAGAGGGTCAAACACAACTCTCTTGGACCACTTAAGTGCTTTGAATTCAATACCCTTACGACTATCAAATGCATCACCCATATGCACTACGGTGTCGATACCTTCCTTTTCCAGAGTAGGAAAGAAGACATCTCGATAAAACTTTTCAAAGTAATCATGAAAGAGTTTAGAGTTTTTACGAGCGCCGTAGTGCGTGTCGCTGATAATTCCTATCTTCATTATTCTTCAACTTCCCAAGACCCACCAACACCACCATCAATGTTGACAACAATATCTTTTGGTTCAACAGGAGTATATGAATGACGTGGTTTGTGTTCTCTATCTAAAGGTTGTGATTTGGTAAGGTCTCTACGTGATTGGTTTTTGATAACGATGAAACAGTCTTTATTGTACTTAAGAGTACCAATAGGTGACTGCCACTTCTTGTTATACTCTTCACCGACATCAATACCTGAGACCTGAGTACCACCAAGTTCTACCGTGATTTCATCATCCGTAGACCAACCAAGTTTTTCAACATAACCAGTAACTAGTTCATTGATAGTTGGTTCATCTAGAATACGCTCTTCTGGGTCAAGACTTCCATTCATAATCAACCACCTCTTAATTTTTGATGAACTGCGTCTTTTATCGAGTTATAGTCAGAGTAGTTACCACTGTCAAGTTCATTGGAGTCAAAGACTTCATCGAAGTCACTCTTATCAAGAATTTTGTTTTTAATTTCCAGTTGTTTCTTCTCTTGAGAGATACGTCTCAGGAATGCATAGTAGATAATCTGAGTGAAGTATGCAAAAGGATTCTTTGACTTCTCTGGATTAAAGTTATGAATATATCTTACACAATTTTCAATACCATCACAAATCATATCATCCTTGAACATATAGTTCACGAAGTTAGGTTTGTATGATAGATGGTTTGCAATCTTCAGGAAACATTCACCAATATACCTAGGAATAACTGGTTTGGGTTGGTCATTAAGTTTTGCTGTTTCAACCTGTGCAAAGTAATTCTCAAGAGCATTCAGAAATTCCTTGTTGTTTACATAGTGTTCTGTACTTCTTGGTTTTGGCATAATGGTTTCAAGTCTTTAACCCGAATAATGTGTTGTACTTATTATAACATGACCTTATCAGTTCGACAAGTGTTGACAAGAATACAAATGCCACATAGACTAGGCTTGTCCCGTTTGATAGATAAGTTATAGGTTCTTAGAGATTATAGAGTTTCTCTAGAACTTCTTTAGCATCATGAACACTAGAAATGTATCCCATCTTTCTATCTAACTTCTGAAAGTTAGTTTTAGTAGATTTTCTTATGTACTCTTGATAGTTCATAATCATCTCAAGATTCTCTGATTCAGACATCGTAAGAACATCATCTAGATTGATTACAAACAAATCTTCATGAGAAGTCTTTAACCAAGGTTCAAACTTATATCCAGTAATAGAACCTCTACTCTTCACAGGTTCTATCATAATAGGATTTGATAGTAGTAACATCGTTCTATCATCTTCATCAGATGCTGCTACCTTAGCAAATATCTCATCACCACATTTAAGTTTTATGGTGGCGAAAAAGTCATCTTCTATCATATACTCTCCTTGTTTAATCTTTTATATCAATAGTTAAAATATCGTAATTGAATTGTTCAGAAACATAAATTTTAATCCGCTCAATAAAATGATTCAGTGTATAGTTTTTTCTTGAACCAATTGTAAAGTCATCAGCAATATCATAAAGTTTTGCACTCACTTTATCTTTGCCTTTACGTAGGACTCTACCAATACTCTGTAAGTTCCGAATACGAGATTTGGATGGAGAGGCAAATATTACATTGTGTAGATTTTTAATATTAATGCCGGTACTAAATGTTCCGTATGATGCAACAATGATAGCGTCTTGTTGTGATTCAGTAATAAGTCTGACCTGTTCCCTATCTTCTGCACCAACACCACCGTGAATAAAGAATACTCTTCTTCCTTCACTTACCTTATTATTTATCATCTCATATAAAATTGCACCATGAGATTCAACACGACTGAATAATACAAGTGTGTTACCTTTCATACTACAAGAAAGATTAGTAATAAATTTATTTCTTATTTCGTGAGAAATAAGATGCTGAATCTCATCTTCGTATGTATCAAACTTCTTTGGTTTATACTTTAATACAAGACACTGAATATCAAGTGTTGCAAGATGACCTTCATCAATGAGTTTCTTTGTTCCTGTAACTTTATATGATGGACCAAACAGTCCCTCTAACACCCACTTATGGGTCTGTGTCCCGTCTAATGTTCCTGTGAACCCATATCTATACTTTGCATGATGTAACTTGTCCATAATCCCTACAAGAGACTTACTCTTAAACAAGTGTGCCTCATCACCAATGATGACATCATAGTCCTCAAAGAACTTCCTATCTAACTGATAAACAGACTGCCAAGTAGTTATAGTTACAGAGTTTGTATTGACTCTCTCACGTCCTGCGTAGATACGGTGACAGTGGTTTGAAGCATCCCAAGAGTAACTCTCAAAATCTTTATACATTTGCTCAACGAGCGAGGTAGTGGGCACAACCAGTAAGATTTTATTACCGCGTGCCACATGGTATCGCACAACAGAGTAAATCATAAATGACTTACCAGATGCCGTAGGTGATATCAATAACTTTCTATTGTATCGTAGAGCCTCATATACCGCATCTATCTGATAATCTCTAGGTGATATATCCGGCGCAATACTTTTCATATAATCTTTTACACCACCTCGACTTACAAAGTCATTTACTTCAAAGGGCGGCCCATAATATTTGTTATTTTCAAATTTATATGTATAACCTGCAGTCTCGCAAAATGCTATAATTTTATCTAATAGACCAACATATATTCTCTTGGTCTTCATATTATAAAGATGCACATAACCATCCCAATACTTATTACGGTATTGCGGCATAAACTTTTTGTTCTCGACCTCGAAGGTGAATTTGTCCCGCAACTCATGCTCAACATGCGGTTCAGTTGTTATTTTTAGATATACTTCATTTACCTTCTCAATTGTCAAATGAGACATAATGTAACTTTTTAGTTACTATTATTTATTACATACTGTCAAACTGATGTTCTAATATAATTCTATAAAAATTATCTCTCATCATAATAAGACTTTCCTGTTCTTCAGCATCTCCTCCAGGCCATCTCTGTACTGCCTGAGATAGACCTGTATGAATAAGACGAATACCTTCAATGGGTAATTCTATATGGTAATAACCCTCTTCATCCATTAACCTGCTCCAGATGTAAACCTCATAAAATCTATGGTGTTTTTAATTTGGTAATTTCTTTGTGTTATCTGTTTTAAAATCTCTTCAATGTATTTGAGCATCACTTCGTAGTAGTCTATTTTTAACGAAACTCCTGAGAGTTTCTCATCTGCGTCAAGATATTTTTGAAGAGTGTCTTTATCTCGGATCTTTTTGGGAAACGGAGTTTCGATATAAACATCGGGATCTGCTTTACCTGAATAAAACTCATATCTTTCGTGACGAATGTTTTTCTTTTGTTGTTCTGCTTTCTTCCTCAACAACATAAGGTTATTATAAATGTCATAATATTTTGCATGTAGAACGGGAATGTTTATAGATTCTGTATGTAAGTTATCAATATCAATTTTAGAATCCTTTTCCCACATCTCTTGGATTCCGGTCAAGTCAATCATTTAACAACAATCAAATGGTTCTATCGTATAGTTAAGATACTTGAAACTAACCTCAGCTGTCAAGTATTCCACATCGGTTAATGTTGAGTCAAAGTTAATGTCAGAAAGACTCGTAGGAAACATGTCTAAGAATTTGACTGCAAACAATGGGGTATTTATTGAACTAAGTATTGTCAGAGTTCCATCAGAAGTTAAGTTAATCTCACTTCGTTCTTCTTTAGGTACATCCCAAGAGTTTTGAAATTTATAAATCTCATCTAGACTATCTGGAAATCCAATACCCCTCATCCAGTTTTGGATTTGCATATAGTTTTCAAGATTTTGATCAATCAAAAATCTTATTCTTAAATCATTATAATCTAAGATATCACCAACTCTAGGTATCATCTTGAGATAACTAGGTTGGTCTGGAGAACCGAGTGTAAATCCAGGAACGTTAATTGCGTTACCGAAAAAACCAACCTTATCAGCTTTTGCTACCGAAAATCTAAATCCAGTTGCCTGTAAGAAGTTTCTATCGGTAACTTGTCCTGCGAATGAGTTTGTCATTATTCGTTAATTACAACTCCAGAATATCTGTAACGCCACATTATTTTGAGCTTCTTCACTTATTTATATTATACCATAAAAAAAGGCCCTCGTAAAGAGGACCTCGAAGATGTAGATTGAAGGTGTGCCATAACAGGTAACCTCCAGTGTAGCCTACATCAAATTCTTGACTGCTACACGTCTGTAGTAACGGTTGGAGTTGATGCGGAGTCTGCCAAGACCTTGAGTAGTACCTTCAGCGAATGGATTAGCAACAAGACCATAGCGCGTCTTGAAACCAATTTTAGGCTGAAATGTATTTTCTCCAACGGCACGAACCATCTGGAGCGGCACATAAGGACAATAGAACAAACCAGCGTCATAAGGGGAAGAACCCTTATAACCAACGACGTAGTACTGATTACCACCAGCAGCGTTAGCACTGGTCAGGTTAGCAGAATAGGGGTCGATGTATACACGGAACTTACCGTTGATTGTACCAGCGAATGTGTTACCCGTGTCATCGACATTCAGGTTTG